GCCACGAACAGCACGATCGAGGCCCTGTTCAGCGACGTTCGGATCTTCTACGACGACGTCTACCTTGGGATTTGGGCGGGCGGTCGCAGGCCGCGCGCGGCTCAGCGAGGCTTCGCCTGGGCCGTCCAACCCCCCACCCCCCGCACCGGATGGTCACGAGTGCCCCCCGCCCTGGGCCTCTGGCGCTCTCCGACCCCGATGACAGCCGAGCCCCACGATGCCCGGACACTCCTGGGCATCGCTGTCATCCCGGCCCCCCTGGGCGGCCTGACAGGGACGACGCGGCGATGCCGAGCCGTTGCCCCCCCGGGGGCAGGCTGACTGCCCTGGCCGCGCTGACAGGCCCGCCCAGGACGTGAACTCCTGGGGCGAGCGACCAGAGCACCGGCCGAGGCACGGAACTGTACCCGCTACCCCTCGACAGCTTTTGAGGGCCCGAATACAGGGAACAGGGCCCCCTGGCAGGCTCAAGGTACTCCGGCGGGGGTGGGCCTATACGGGTGAGGCAAGCCGCCGGCTTTTTCCAGTGACTGTGCTCGTGGGGGGGTTGTACAGTCCGGGGTAGCCGTCCGGGGCCCCATTCCCGGGCGCATCCCGTCACAGGAGGATCACGATGACCGACCAGCTGCACGTCAGTGCCCAGTTCACCGCCCCCCAGCTAGACCCCGACGACCAGGCCGGAGCGCAGAACGTCGTCCTGGGCCGCCGCCTGCTCCGCGAGCTCCACGAGCAGCTGGAGGTCGCCGGCACCAGGCTGCACGGCCTGGGCTTCAAGACCCGGGTCTACCTGGGCGAGCATCCGCGCCCGGCCGAGGGCGGGAAGCACCTGGGCCTGGTGCTGTTCCCCCGGGTCCACCAGATCCAGGAGGACGACGATCACCAGCTGTACACCGTCGCCTTCGAACTGCAGACCGCCGCCGGCAAAGACCCCGAAGAGACGGCCGCCACGATCACGCGATGGCTGGTCCAGGCGGACCCCAGGCACGAGGGCCTGGCTCCGGACGTTGCGTGCCCCAGCTGCGAACACCAGGACGACACCCGCGAGCTGATCGCCGCCGCCCTGTTCGCCGCGCTGGAAGTCGTCCAGGGCGAGCCGGTGTCTGAAGAGTTGCGGGGCATCCTGGTGCGGCAGCACGAGGACGCCCGGGCGGTGATGGATCGTGGGTAGCCCGGTGATCGGAAGGCCCACGGGGCTGCTGGAGGCGCACCGCGTCCAGGGCGCTGATGGTGACTGCTGGGTCCGGAACTGGAAGGCCACAATCAGCCGCGACACGATGCCCCTCTACAGCTTCGGCGCCGCGCTGCCCGAGATGGTCGTCACGGGCCCGACCGAGTTGGACGTGCAGATCCAGCTGGTGGCCACCGGCCAGGACGGGAAGCGGCTGCTCCAGGAACTGTTCATGCGGGCGCAGAGGGCGATGCAGAACCGGAGCCTGGCATACCAGGTGACGCGCATCGAGATCGGAGCCAGCCCGCCGGACCTCCTCGAGCTATTCATCCAGGCGCAGGCGTTCGGCAGCTTCGCTGATTCGCCGCGCACCTGGGATGATGCCGAGACCTCACTGCTGGGCGGCCACCCGCAACTGCGCGAACGTCTCGCGCTGACCACGGTAGGCTGAGCGTGCCCGGACCGAAGCCCCGGAAGGGCCTCTCGATCCGGGCCTATGCTGCACACCGGAAGAAGGAAGGGCTCCTGGGCGGGAGCCCTTCCGCCGTGCAGAAGGCGCTCCGGGACGGGCGCATCCAGTACGTCGAGGGCAGCAGCCGCAACGGGATCGACCCTGCCGCCGCTGACAAGTCGTGGTCCGACCGCACCGCACCGAACCGCCGAAGCGAGCACGCCGCAGAGAAGGGGCGGGCCCACCAGACCAAGAGGCACGCCAAACGCCGGGAGAGAGCCGCCCAGGCGCCCGCCTCCGGGCCGCCGGAGGATTCCGGGCCCCAGGGCCAGGCCGGAGACGGAGGGGGCGAGGACGGCGCAGGGGTGCCCGACTACTACCAATCCAGGGCCATGACCGAGGCGTTCAACGCCCGGCTGAAGCAGATGGAGTACCTGGAGAAGTCGGGGCAGATGGTCCCGCTGGCCGCCGTCGAGGCCGCCTTCAGGGCGGTGGCCGGCAACGTCCGCGACCTGCTGCTCACCCTGCCCGACCGCCTGGGGCCGATGGTCGCCCCGGTTGATGACGTGGCCAAGTGCCGTACCATGCTCCGCGAGGACGTGGAATCAGCTCTGCGCAGCCTGGCCGCCGACCCGGCGGGCCTGGTGCGCGGGCAAGACAAGGGGAAGAAATCGTGAGACGGATGACCGTGATAGCGGCTGCCCTGGCGATCACCGCCGGCGCCGGACTGATCTACGTGGACATCGGCCTGCTGGGTCTGTTCTCCAGGTTCGGCCAGGACACCGCGAACAACGTGGGCGGCTACCAGCAGACGATCAACGGCCAGATGTTCTTCGTGTTCGACCAGGGCGACGGCGACGCTGGGATGTGGGTCCGCCAGCTGCCGCCCGAGCAGGGCGACGTGCCCGGTGTGATCTGGACCAACGGTGTGCCCTGGGCCTTCGGCGCGACCCAGACCCCTGGCGAGTTGAACGCGGGGCAATGGTATCAGGAGCAGGGCATAGAAGTGGGCGCCACGTCCACGGCCGTGCGGGCCTGGCTCACCCCGCCGTTCGAACTGCGCATCTCAGTGCAGGACAGCCTCTGGGGCCAGAGCGGTGAACTGTTCCTCATCTTCGATGATTGCGACCCGGACCCCGAGACGGTTATCCCCGACCGCCCGGACCCGGGGCTGCCGCTGACGGAATACTACTTCCTGATCGAAGACTTCGACGGGAACTTCGTCCTGGACGACTTCGTGACCACCAAGCTGCACAGCAACTGGGGACTGGAGCCCGGCAACTATCGGGTGTGGGGCGGCATGGTCGATTCCCTGGGGCTGAAGGGTGACCTGGTGGGCCCGCTCGAGATCCTGCTTCCCGAGTGCCCGCCGGCCGGTGCCCTGCCGGAGCCCGACGAGATTTGAGCGCGATCCGGGCAGAGGATCTGCTGGTCTATTTCGGCGAAGGGTTCATGCCGCCGGATAGGCCGCAGGTGTCTGAGTGGGCGGAAGCGAACCGCGTTCTGACCCGGAAGGAATCGCCATTCCCTGGTGCCTGGAACAACGACCGCACCCCCTTCCTTGTGGAGCCGATGGATTGCCTGTCGATGGACAGCCCGATCCGCGTGGTGATCTTCATGAAGGGCGGCCAGATCGGCGGCAGCGAGATCGGGAACAACTGGGTCGGCTACCTCATGGCCGAGCCCGCCGCGCACGGCCCGATCCTGATGGTGCTGCCGACCGACCAGATGGCCAGGCGCACCAGGCGGCAGCGCCTGGAACCGATGATGAAACTGCCGTGCGTCGCCAGGTGGATCGCGCCGAAGAAGTCTCGCGACGGTGGCAACACTCAGGCCCTGACCGAGTTCGGATCGGACGGCATCCTGGGCATGGCCGGCGCGAACAGCAGCGCGGGCCTGTCGCAGTTCAGCGCCCGCTACCTGTTCCCGGACGAGCCCGACCGCTACCCCGAGGACGTGGACGGCGAGGGCGATCCGATGGATCTGATCGAGGGCCGCGCCAGCGCCTACGCTGCGCAGTCCAAGATGTTCGTTCCGTGCACCCCGACCATCGACGGCGCCAGCCGAATCCAGGGCCTGTTCAAGAACACCGATCAGCGCCGCTACTTCGTGCCGTGCCTGCGCTGCGGCGACTATGACATCATCAGCTGGAAGCGCCTGAAGTGGGAGAAGGGCAAGCCCGAGACCGTGCGCCTGGTATGCCTGAAGTGTGAGCACGGCCACACCGAGCGCGACAAGCCCGAGCTGCTGCGCATCGGAAATGCAGAGTGGCGCCAGACGAAGGAAGGGTGCCCGCCCGACGTGCGCGGATACCACCTGCCCCAGCTTTACGCGCCGCTGGGGATGCGCACCTGGGAGGCCCAGGTGCGGCAGTTCCTGGAGGCCAACGAGCACGCCGACCGCCGGCGCAAGCTGAAGACGTGGACGAACCTCGTGCTGGGCGAAGTGTGGAAGGAAGAGGGCACCGGCGCGGACTGGGAGAAGCTGTTCGCCCGCCGCGAGCAGTTCCCCACGGACGTGCCGATGAAGGCCCTGGTCATCCTGGCCGGAGTGGATGTGCAGGACGACCGCCTGGAGGCGACCGCCTGGGCCTTCGGCCGGGGTGAAGAATCCTGGGCGATTGAGACCCGGGTGTTCTTCGGCGATCCGGACACCAGCGCCCCCTGGGAGCAGCTGGACGATTGGCTGGGCTCCAGCTATCAGCACGAGAGCGGCCAGCCGATGGAGATCACGGGCTGCTGCGTCGATGCGAACTACAAGACCGATACCGTGTACCGCTGGGTCTCTGCCCGATCACACCGCCGGGTCTGGGCCATCCAGGGGCGCGGCGGCGAGGGGCGCCCCCTGGTGGCCGCGCCGGTTACCAGGAAGCGGGCGGGCGCTCCGGGCGTTGAGGCGGTTGTGGTCCCGCTGTTCATCGTCGGATCGGATACTTGCAAGGGCCTGATCTATGCCCGGCTCAACCTGACCGAGAAGGGCCCCGGGTACATCCACGTCCCGGTCCGGCCCGGATTTGATGAGGAGTGGGCGCAGCAGGTCTGCGGCGAGGTCTGCGAACCGCACATCCACCAGGGCAGACTGCGCCGGGTGTGGAAGCCGACCCGGGCGCGCGTCGAGGGCCTTGACTGTTTCCAGTACGCCCTGGCCGCGCTGTACATCTTGAGCCCGGTCTGGGATGCGCTGGCCGAGACCTATCACGACGAGCCTACCCCGCAGGAACCGGAGAAGGGCCCCCGCCTGAGCCCTGGCTTCCAATCGGCTGTCCGCCGCCGGCCGACGAACTGGATCAACGACTGGAAGCGGAAGAAGTCATAGGGGAAGAATCCCCGCGACGGTGTGCCCCCCCGAGGCGAGACTGCCGCCAGGAGGATGCCACCGCATGACCAGCACCGTACCGACCGGCGAGCCGGACAAGATCCACCTGGGCGACACAGTCACCTGGGAAGTCAGCGAGAGCGACTATCCGGCGCCCGGCTACCTCGTGAAGTACACCTTCGCGGCCCTGGCCGGTGGTCATCAGGTTACCGTCTCCTGCACCGGCGACGGCAGTACACATACACTGCTGATCGCCTCCGACGAGTGGGCCGGCTGGGTCGAAGGCGTCTATCTGTGGCGCCGCTTCGCTGACGACGATGCCGCCACCCCCGAGATCACTACCCTGGGCACCGGCCGCCTCACCGTGGCCGACCCGCTGACCAGTGCGGAAGACCGCCAGCAGTGGCTGGAGCGAGTCATCGCCGCCCTGGAAGCACACATCGAGGGCCGCGCCGTGGACGCCGAACTGTCGGTGTCCGTGGCACCGCCTGGTGGCGTATCCCGCACCGTGTCCATGCTCACGATGCAGGAGCTGATCCAGGCCCGCGACGGCTTCAAGGAAGAACTGCGCCAGCTGCTTCAGGCTGACGAGCTCGCGCAGGGCAAGAGCGCGAAGCGGATCTACGTCCAGATGTAGGGGGCGCGAGTGCGGATTCCTGGAACAAACGTGCGACTGTCGTTCGGGGAAGGAACCCCGGCCGGGGACGGGCCGAGCGCGGCAAACGTCCCGGTGGACACCCCGCCGGCCCGTGAACCGGCGATGGGCGTGAAGGTGCGGAACTACGTCGCCGCCGAAGTCAGCCGCCTGATGAGCAGCTGGACCCGCGTTCCGATCTCCGGCGAGGAAGCAACCCGCGACCGGCTCACCACCCTGCGGGCCAGGATGCGGGAGCAGGTGCGGAACAATCCGTACTTCCGCAGATTCGACCAGCTCATGGTCAGCAACGTCATCGGGCCGCACGGAATCGGCTTCCAGTCGGCCGTGCTCGAGGACACCCCGCCGGCCCCGCGTGGCCAGCAGGACCAGCTGGCGATCCCCGAGCAGGATCAGGTGGCCTGCGCCGCCATCGAGGACGCCTGGAAACGCTGGAGCGACGAGTGCGACATGGGCGGGCGCCTGCACTGGACCGAGTACGAGAAGCTCGCGATGCGCACCGTGGTGGGCGACGGCGAGATCCCGGTCCAGATGGTGATGGGGCGCCAGGCCAATAGCTTCGGCTTCGCCCTGCACGCGCACGACCCGGACCTGATGGACGTGAAGCTGGAGCGATACCCTGGGCAGAAGGTCGGGAAGTTCCAGCTGGAGCCGACGCATAGCATCATCCAGGGGGTCGAGGTCAACGAGTGGCGCCGGCCGATGGCGTACTGGTTCAAGGACTTCCCCCGGGGCCCGAAGATGGGCTACCAGGTCGAGCGCGGGCACATCCGCGTCCCGGCCACCGACCTCGTGCACCTGTTTATGACCGAGTTCGTCGGCCAGGTCCGGGGCGTGCCCTGGGGCGCCACGAGCCTGAACGCTGCCGCCGAGCTGGATGCTTACTTCGAAGCCGCCGTGACGCACGCCCGGGTGGGCGCGAATCAACTGGGCTTCTTCACGCGCACCCCAGGGATGGACGGGTTCACCGGCACGAAGCAGGACGGCAGCGGGAACATCGTCGTGGAGCTTTCCCCGGGCGAGTGGAACGAGCTTCCCCCGGGCGTGGACATCAAGAGCCACACCCCGCAGTACCCCGCCAGCGAGTTCAACCCCTTCGTGACCTTGTGCCTGCGCCGCATCAGCGCGGGCCTGGGCCCGGCATACATCCAGCTGGCCCAGGACAGCGGGGACACGAACTTCGCGGGCAGCCGCCAGGCGATCCTCGAGGAGCGCGAGTTCTACAAGGGCGTCCAGGCATGGGTCATCAACGGGCTGCACCGACCGATCTTCAAGAACTGGCTTCGGCAGGCCCTGGCCAATCGCCAGATCAGGCACCCCCGCACCGGCCAGCCGCTGCCGTTCGACCGCATCGACAAGTACGAGCGGGCGGGCTGGTTCGCTCGCCGTTGGACCTGGGTCGATCCGCTCAAGGACGCCCAGGCTATGGAGCTGATGCGAGAGAATCGCTGGCGCTCCGATTCGCAGATCATCCGCGACCTGGGCGCAGACCCGGGCAGTACCTGGGACGAGATCCAGCGCGACCAGCGCGAGCAGGACAACCGGGGCATCGTGCCCCAGGCCCCGCCCGCCGCACCGCCTGGCACCAGCCTGGAGGACAACGATGACCAAGAAGACTAGCAAGACCTCTGCCCACCAGGAGCCGGCTGGAACCGGCGCACCTGCGGGCGAGAACGTCAGAACCGCTCCCGGCGGGAACCGGGGGTCAGGGGACGACGGCGTGCCCCGCACTTTGCGTGCGGGGGTATTCCAGCGGGCCGCGACGTTTGAACGCGCCGAGCTGGAGGAGACGGGGAAGCTGCCGCTGTCCTTCGCGAGCGAAGCGCCAGCGAACCAGTATTACCCCGAGTTCGGCTTCGTGGAGGAGGTGCTGGACCATAGCGATGGTTCGGTGCGCCTGGACAGGCTGAACACCGGAGGAAGCGTCATCTCTGCCGGCGAGACCCATGCGGGCAAGCTGGTGGGCAAGGTGGACCGGGCGTGGTTGCAGGATCGCAAGTCGCACGCCGACGTGCAGATCAGCACCCGCACGGCTGCCGGCCAGGAGGAGCTGGCGCTGATTTCGGAAGGCATCCGCCAGAACGTGAGCGCACGCTACAAGGTGCACAAGGTCATGATCGAAGAGCGGGACGCCGGCGGGCGCGTGACGAAGGTTCGGGCTGTCGATTGGGAGCCCTACCACATCGCGTTCGTGGACGACCCTGCCGATGTGACCGTGGGCATCTCGCGCAGCGACGCGGCCGAATACGACATGGCGGTGGAAGACACCACTGCCGAACCCGGTGAAGTCGAGGAAGTCGAGATTCACCAAGACAGGAGCGAGATGAAGGACCGCAACACGCCGGCGTCCGGGGATCCCCAGGAGCCGACCGTGCACACCGTTTCCGTCCAGGACCGCGACGCGGCCGTGGCCGAAGCGGGCCAGGTGCAGAAGGATCGCGCCGCCCGGATCATGAAGATCGGCGAGCGTTTCAACCAGAGTATCACGGACATCAAGGACGCCATCGACAGCGACAAGTCGCCCGAGGGCTACCTGGATGCCATGCTCTCCGCGCAGACCCCCGGCCAGGCGCTGAGCCAGGGCGGCGGCGAGGTCGGCCTGAGCCGCAGCGAGGTTGAGGAGTACAGCTTCTTCAAGCTGCTCAACTACCTGAGCGACCCCAGCGACAAGAAGGCCCGCGAGCGGGCGGCCCTGGAGCTGGAGGCGAGCGACTTCCTGGCCGACAAGATGGGCGTGGATCCGAAGGGTGCCTTCGTGCCCCGCGAGATCCAGGTCATGGAAAACCGGAACGCGGTGGACCCCCGGCTGTTCCCGAAGATGAAGCACTTCGGCATCGTGGCGCAGCAGCTGGCCGCCCAGCGGCAGGCCGACGCCATGATGGGCCGGGCCCTGGACACGGGTGCGGGTGCGGGCACCGACGCCAGCGCTGTCGTGCCGACCGAGCTTCTGTCCGGCAGCTTCATCGACGCCCTGCGGGCGGCGACTCCGCTGCTGAACGAGGCCACGGTCCTGGACAATCTCCAGGGCGACATCGACATCCCGCGCCGCAGCGCGGCCAGTGACCCGGACTGGGTTGCCACCGAAGGCGCCGACACCACCGAGAGTGATGGCGCGTTCGACACGGTGCAGCTGCGCCCGAACGACGTGGGCGCCTGGATCCAGTCCAGCCGCCGGCTGTTCCTCCAGAGCAGCATCGCCCTGGAGAACTTCCTTCGGCAGGATCTCGCCCTGGGCATCGGCATCAAGGCCGCCTTCGGCGCGATCCAGGGCACGGGCGCATCCGGCGCTCCGACCGGCTACCTCAACACCGCCGGCATCGGCGATGTGACCAGCGGTGGCGCCCCGGACTGGGCGGACATCGTGGAGCTGTGGACCGACGTGGCCGGGGCGAACGCCCTGGGTTCGCGCATGGCGTTCCACGCGCCGGCCGTGAACATCGGCACCCTGCTGACCACGCCGAAGGAGACCGGGTTCCCGCAGTACCTGGCCGACTCCACGACCCAGATGCTGGGCAACCGCATCATCCTCGACAACCAGGTGCCGACCGACACCGTCGCCTTCCTCGACTTCGCGCAGATCCTGCTCGCCTTCTGGGGCACGCTGGACATCTTCGTGGAGCGCGTGAGCAAGAGCGGCAACGTCATCATCACCGCGATGCAGACGATGGACGTGGCGCTCCGGCAGGAGTCCGCGGTCAGCGCGATCCAGGACATCACCTGATCTGATCCGGTGCTGTCATCCCTGACGGCCCGGGCCCTGGTGGGCCCGGGCCAAGACCCCAAGAGAGGAACCATGAACCGCAGACACGGACGCCACGAGCTTATCAAGTACCGCGCAGTCCAGCAGTTTGGCCTGGGCCGCGCCAAGACCGTCGTTCCCGGCGACCTCCTCGAGTTCCAGGACGGCGATGCGCAGGCGCAGCGCCTGGTGGACATCGGCCGCATCGTGCCGACGCTGGACGAGGAGAAGCGGCCGAAGGTCACGGCCCCGAAGGGGCTGAAGAAGGACATCAAGGACGAGGTCGCCGAAGTTCTCCAGGCCCGCTGGGGCGTGATCCTTCGACACATGAAGGCCCGCAAGATGCCGGTGGACGCCTTCAAGTTCGCCCTGCTCCTGGAGCAGAAGGGCCAGAAGCGGGATCGGCTGATGAATCAGCTGGAGACCTACATCACGACCAACGGCGGCGGCGAAGAGGTCGAGGACGAGACCGAGACCGAAACCACCGAAGCCTGATCGCGGAGGGGCGCAGTGACCGAGCGGGCCGAAGCAATCCTGGGGATCGCGTCAAGCGTGGCCGTCGTAGATGGCCAGGACGTCACCGTCATCGGTGACAAGGCGTGGATCGACACGGATGAAGTGGAAGGCTTCCGCTACCAGGTTACTGCGCCCGCCGCTGACTTCCCCGGCACCGTGGACAAGGGCGTCACGGTGGAGTGGCCGAAGGGCAGCGGGTCCACGTTCACGGTGTTCCAGGTGATCGATGACGGGACCGGCTGGTATACCGTGCGCCTGGAGGCCCAGTGAGATGCCGCAGGTTTCACTCAAGGCTGACTTCAGCGACATCCAGCAGTACCTGGAAGACACCGAGCGCAACCGCGTGCCGAGCGTAGCTACCAGCACGCTCAACACAAAGGCCCGCGAAGGCCGCAACGAAGCGATGGAAGCCCTGTCCACAACCCTGGGCGTGCCCACGGCTGTGATCCGCCGGCGCATCAAACTCACCAGGGCAAACCGGACGACCTACCGGGCCACGGTCTACGTCTACAAGCGGAACATCGGCTGGAAGAATCTGAACCCCGTGCAGCAGGGCCGGAAGCCTGGGCGTCCGCCTGGCGCCAGGAAGGGCCAACGCACAGCACCGGCCGGCGGTGTCACCGCCAGGAAGATCGGTCAGACCGCGATAGGCGCGTTCCCGATCAGCAAGGCCGGGGTCGATAACATCATCGTGCGGCGCAAGGGCAAGAACCGGACGCCGGTGGCCACGATGGCCGTGCCGCTGAACAAGACCGCGTCCGTGATGACGCCGCCGATCTTCAGGAAGAAACAACGGGAGTGGCCCCAGTTCTTCCTGCGCAAGCTGGCCACCGCGCTCGAGCAGCGGGGCAGCTACCGCTCCGCCAGCTTCGTGCGGGAGGGCATCGAGGAATGATGCAGGAGACCCTTCGCCCCACCGCGCACCAGTCGTTCCCGTCGCCCGGCGGCCAGGTGAACGATCCGACCCTGGGCTATGACACGGATGAGGCCACCTTCTGCCGTCTCTTTACACCGGACGGCGGCGAGGCCACCGCGATCCGGATGACCGCCCTGCCGGCGAGCGCGATCCCCGCGAACTTTCGCGGCAGCGTCATCATCGAGATCGTGGGCGACTGGCATACCAGCGTCCCGGACGGGCTGGATCGGCTGTACATCTTCGCCAGGCCGCAGGGCACGGACGAGTGGGATGTCGTCATGTCCGTGCAGCCCCGCAACCTGTTCGACGGCTTGAGCACGCGCCTGGTGGACATCACCGATTTGATGGACGCATTCCCGAACACCGACTGGGAGTTTCAGGTGCAGTTCGCCAACTCCCCGGCCGATCCGGACAAGCCCACCCCGGGCGGTTCATAGATGGCCGGCGATGTATTCAGGCTGCACGACTTCCGGATCAAGATCACGGAGGAGACATTGGCCGATCACCTGAGAAAGCAGATCCGCGACGTGGCCACGTCCGAACTGCAGACGGCTATGGTCCCCGCCGACCTCGAGGAAGTGCGGGCCGGGCGAGTGTGGCCGTACAAGAACGCCGAACTGCCCGCCGGCCGCGTATTCACGCGCCGCGAGGTTGTGGTCGAAGACCAGGCCGTGATGGGCAATTACTCCGGGGGAATCCCCACTTCCGGGGCCCACTTCCGTCAGGTAGAACTGATGCTAGAGATCAGGGTCAAGGCGCCGCAGGACGCCACCCCGATCCCGGACGACCAGCTGGATGCCCTGGCGCTCACGGCCGAGCAGACACTCAGCACTAGCGGCGGCCTTCGCGCCCTGGTGCATCACATCGAGATGGCGAGCACTGAATCGTCTCTCGACATGGAGGCGGGCGGCGGCAAACCGCTGGCGCTCCTCACGATGGTCTGGGCGGTCATCTACCGCGTGGACCCGAACGATCCAAGCGTAAGGAGGTAGCTGTAATGGCTGCACACCACGGGCGTGAGGGCGCTGTTTATACGGACGCCGAAACGCCTTCGACCTCTGCTCAGGTAGGGGAAGTCACGGGCTGGCAGTACAACGAAGAAGGCGAGGAGCTGGAGCTCTCCGCCCTGGGCGACACCGAGAAACGATTCCTGACCGGGCTCGTCAGCGCCGGCGGCAACTTCGCGGTTTACTTCGATGACGCGGATGGCGAGCAGGAGGCCCTGGACATCGGCGACGATGTCGAGCTGCACCTGTATCCGCGTGGCGTGGGCACGGGCTTGCCCGAGCTGACCAGCGTCGGCAACGACGCCAGCGGCAAGGTCCGCATCACGAGCATCGAGTACAGCGGCGACGCCAGCAGCGCGGTGACCCGCACCTTCAACTTCCGGAACCGGCTGCTGAAGGACACTCAGGCGTAAGCGGCGTCCGCGAGAGCGGGCCTGGCGCGGTTCGGGGGAGGTGGGGCTTGCCCGGACCGCGCTTTCTACATCACCCCACCACGCTCGCCGGCACTCCGCCGGCGGCGACCCCACCAGCAGGAGAAACGACCATGAGCAAGAGCCTGAAGGAACGCCACTCCCGCCAGCGGAACGATCAGCTGAAGCAGCTGCTGGCCGAGGATTTTCAGTCCAGCGCCGAGGCAATGCCGCACCTGGACATCGAACTGCGCACCGGCGTGACCTGGACCGTCTACCTGGCCGAAGTGAGCATGGATCAGCTGCGCGATGCGGTGCGCCTGCTGACGCCCGAGGAAGGCAAGGAAGAGCTTTCCACTGACCAGGTGATCGAGAACATGGTGGACGTGGTGGTGCTGTTGTCGGCCGACGAGAATGGCGAGCCGATGCTGTCCGGTGCTGACAAGGTGTGGCTCCGCCGCAGCACGCGCCCGGCGATCCTGATGGAGCTTGGCACTTGGCTGGGCGAACTCGCGATGGAGGCCGTGGGCACGGCCGACGAGGAGGCGGCAAAAAACTAAAGAACCCCCTGCTGGAAGTCGTCATGGAGTTGGCGGACAGGCGGGGGGTTGATGAGGACGAAATCGGCAGCTGGTCGCTGGAGAAAACACTGCGATGGCTGCGCTACTACCGACAGCGTGATCCAGAGTTCGGGCAGGAACTCGCGCTGATGAAAGAGCTGGGCGGAGGCTGGTAGGTCATGGGAGCCAGGGCGAAGTTTACATTTGAGGCGGTGGATCGCACCAAGCGGGCATTCACGTCCGTGAAGAACTCCGTCAAGGGTGTGAACAAATCCTACGACTCGATGCGCCAGAAAAGCGACAAGACCACGGCGGCAATGCGGAAGCATCTGCGGCGCGTGGAAACGGGGATGAACAAACTCTCCAGTCGCTCCAAGAGCATCGGCCGGAACATGAGCACCAGCCTGACGCTCCCCATCGTGGGGATCGGCGTGGCCAGCCTGCGGGCCGCCGGCAACTTTGAAGCCGGGATGAAACGGGTCGAGGCGCTGACGAAGGCCACCGGCTCGCAGCTGGAGAAGCTGAAGCAGCAGGCCCTGGACCTGGGTCGGACCACCGCGTTCAGCGCGACCCAGGCCGCCGGCGCTCAGGGGCTGCTGGCCCAGGCCGGCTTCGCCCAGGACGAGATCGTGGCCGCCCTGCCCGCTACCCTCGACCTGGCCGCAGCGGGGCAGCTGGAGCTGGCAGAGGCGACCAGCATCACGGCCGACGTGCTGCGCGGTTACAACAAGGACGCCGCGCAGGCTCCGCACATCGCGGACCTGCTGGCCGCCGCGAGCACCAGGGCGAACCAGACGGTCCTGGACATCGGCGAGGCCATGAAGTTCGCGGCCGGTACTGCCGCCAGCCTGGGGCGCCCCATCGAGGAGACCACCGCCGCGATCAGCCTCCTGGCGGATCGTGGTCTGAAGGGCAGCCTGGGCGGCACCGCCCTGGCCCGCGCACTGTCTCGCCTGGCCGATCCCTCGAGCACGGCGAACAAGGGCCTGACCAAGCTGGGCATCAGCGCCCGGGACGCTGAAGGCAACGTCAAGCCGCTGGCCGACATCATCGACGAGTTGAACGCGAAGGGCGTAGACGCCGGCGAGGCCATCGGGATCTTCGGCGACCGCGCGGGCAAGGCTATCGTCGCGCTCCAGCTGGCCGGCGGACAGGCCCTGCGCGACTTCACGAAGGGCCTGGGCGACGTGGGCGGCGAGGCCAAGCGGGTCGCAGAGAAGCAGCTGGAGGGCCTGAACGGCCAGCTTATCAAGCTCAAGTCTGCGGCCGAGGGTCTGCTGATCGCGATTGCCCAGAGCGGGCTGCTTCAGGCGGTGACCCGCCTGGCCGAGAAAGCGACCGGCCTGGCCCAGCGCCTGGCCGAGACGAATCCGAAGCTGCTGCGCATGGTCACAATCGTGGCCGGCATAGCCGCTGCAATCGGCCCCGCGATCTTCGCCTTCGGCCTGCTGGCCCAGGGGGCTGCCGCGCTGGTGTCCCTGGCGCAGACGTTCCTCACCCTCGCCGGCGGCGCGGCGGCAGCGAAGGCCAGCCTGCTGGCTTTCTCCGGTCCCCTGGCCGCCGTGATCGCCGGGGCTGCGCTCCTGGTGAACGCCTGGCGCACGGGATCGGAAACCTGGCGCCGCGTGATCGTGGAGAACTTCGGGGCCGTGGCCAAGAACATCGGTCGCGTCCTGCTGCCGGTGTTCGACGTGCTGAAGACAATCATCGGGACCATCATCAACGTCGCGACGGCGCTGGTGCAGGTGTTCCTGGTGGACCTGTCTCTCGCCTGGAAGGGTCTCTCCAGCATCTTCTCCACGATCCTGGGTCCGGTGCTGGAGGCCATCGCGGACTTCCTGGGCAAGTGGATCCCCAGGGCCGCCGGGTTCCTCATCAACGCCCTGGGCGAAGTGCGGAAGTTCTTCCTGGACCTGGCCGCTGGCATCATCGACGGGATCGCCGGCCTGCTGGAGAAGATCGAGGGGCTGCCGTTCGGGATCGGGTCTGCTGCTGCCGCTGCCGCCAAGTCGATGCGGGGCCTGGCCGTGGACATCCGCGTGGCCGGTGTGGCGATTGAGGAGATGACCGACAACATCGGCAACTGGCGCGAGGAGATCGACGCCGCCGGCCGCTCGTCGGAAGATGCCCTGGGCTTCGCTGCCGCCCTGGCCGCCGCGCTCGAGCGGGTGAAGCCGGACGGCCTGGAGGCTGCCGGCCTGGCCGCGACCGAGATTTACGAGGCGCTGCCCGACACCGTGGACTTCCCCCTGCCGGAGCCGTCGCAGCTGTCCGGATTCTATCGGATCTGGAACCAGGTGGGCGACACGGTGAACAGCACGTTCAACCGCGTGGTCACGGCCGGGTTCAATGCCGCGATCACGAAGGGCCGCAATGCCGCCGAGGCGATCAAGACCGCGTTCCTGTCCGCCCTGGCCCAGATCGGTGCGGCCATCACCCGCGAGATCTTCAAGCGGCTGGCGCTGAACGTCGTGGCCAGCGCCCTGGGGGCGCCCGGCGCACTGGGCGGCGGGGACAGCAGCTTGACCCTGGGCGCCACCGTGCAGCCGCCTGGGCAGACTCCTGGGGGCCAGACCATCGGCCAGCAGATCATCATCAATGAGCAGAGCTTCCTGCCCAGGACGACCGTCGAGCGGGCCCGGGCTGGGCGCACTGTCAATCAGGTGGGCGTGCAGTATGACCGGTTCGTCCTGGGAGCGGGGTAATCCATGCTGAAGATCGTCACCGACCCGACCAAGTATCCGATCCGGGAAGTGGACCTCACCGAAGCCGCCGGCGGCCTGGTGCTGTCGCCGGTGGCCCAGCCGCAGACCCGGGATCTTCGATATGAGCGGCCTGACGGCGGCTTCAACGTGGCCTACCGAGCGCGGCGGGTGGATGCCCAGCTGGAGGCGGTGGCCATTGACGCGGCCCAGGCGGAGGCCGTGCACCGGGTCTGCAATCTGTCGCCCGAGGGTGACCCCCGCGCATCGGCCTACCTGTTCCCGCCCTTCGATGCCAGCACGATCCTGAGCTTCCCGCTCCAGGACAGCTTGAAGGGCTGGAAGCATGACCCGGCGACCGAGACGCTGGTGGAGGCCAACCTGTCGCTGACCCGCTCGAGCGCGGTCTGGGGGCTCGATTCTCAGGGCCGGTTCATCGACGTGGCCGGGGGCGAGCCCCGGTTCATGCCTGGCCCTATGGGTCGGGCCCTTCTCGTCAATCCGGCCGTGACCAATGAGTGCAACATCTCACACCCCACCAGCGGCACGCCTGGATGGTCGGCCGGCACCGGATCGCCGACCGTGGAATGGGACTCCGGAGTGTACAGCCCGGACACCGACCCCGGCGGCACCCTGCGCGTGCGGGCTCCCGGCGGGGGCATCGCCACGGTGACCACGTCCGGGACCATTTCCGCCCTGGCGACCGACCGCACCGACTACGCTGTCTACCTCAAGGGCAACGCCCGGGTGATTGTGTCCTGGGCCACCGCTGACGACGCCTCAAGCTCGACCGGCATCCAGCTTTCGCCCACGGAATGGACCCGCATCGACATCACCCGAAACCGCACCGGCACGGCCACCGCCGCGACGTACACGATCACGCTCCTGGACGACGGGCAAGACCGCACCATCTGGATCGGAAGCCACTTCTGCCGCAGCTACGCTGATGACAACGAGCGGCAGCAGCCCGTGGGCCCGGTGTTCAGCAACTACGTCAAGGACACGGTCAACATCGCGCCGCCGACCAGCCGCCCCGGCGCGACCACGATCACGGTCTGCTCCACGATCCCGCTGGAGAACTCGCGCTGCCGCTGGTGGTTCCTGTCCGGCGGCGGCGGTGACAGCGGCACGGTCGAGTTCCTGGACAACAAGTTCCGGGCGCTGATCGGCCTGGAGACCCTGGAGCTGGAGCCCAGCATCATCGACCTGCGGGCCGCCGAGGGCCGCCCGTGCGTCATCACCGTGCGCCAGGGCCTGGAAGAGGACGGCCAGAAATACCGCACCCGCTTGCAAGTCGCGTACACCCTGGAAGACGGTGGGCCTGTTCTGCGCTGGACCGCAGAGCTGAACGACAGCGACCTGGCCGACTGGGCCCCGGCCACGGCGTTCACCCTGGGCAGCTTCGGCACGAACGAACCGGGGATGCGCGGTCTGTCCTGGCTCCGCTACGACGGCGCCGAGTGGACCGATCGCCAGCTTGAAACCTGGGAACGCTGTCTCCTGGAGGCCGGCTTCCGCGATGTGTTCCGGTTGACCCAGGGACGCAAGTTCGTCCTGGGCGATCCGGATCTGGAGCCGCTGAAGGGGACGCAGTACCATAAGCTCACCCTTCCGGCCCAGGAGCGGGCCGTGGATTCTGAGTTGGCCGTCGTCACGTAAGGGGCTCCCGTGTCCTCGATCATCACCACAACGACCGGGCCCGGTTCCACCAGCGGCGGCAAGCTGCCGGAGACCGTGCGGGCCGCGCTCGAGGGCGGCGAGTATGACGCCGGCGCCCTGCGCCTGGTGGTGCACGCTCTCGATGCGGCCGAACTGAGCAGCTACGAGCTGACGGGCGACCGGCTGAAGGAGCTGGGGGAAACGGTGCTCCAGCTGTTCGGGATGCACCCCAACGACGCGGCCGAGCTGGAAGACCCCGTGTTCCCCATCGCGGTGCTGGACGAGGACTTCAACTTCACGCCCGGCCACCCTGACAGTCTGTGGCCTGACGGCGACTACACCGGCTGGAAGATCCGCGTGCGGGTGCAGGAGTACATCACGGACACCACCGGCGGTGACATCATCTTCGAACAGCGGTTCGCCCTGGTGGAAGTAGAGCCCGTGCAGGAGAGCGAGACGCCCATCACGGGGCTGCTGGGCCGCCACCCCATCGGGGGCTGGCTCGCCCGCACCTGGGAAACGACCGACGAGCTCACCCTGGACTGGAACGGAGCGGGGCACTAGATGGCTGGGCACCGATTCTACAAGCCTCTCCTCGCCGCCGACTGGGATTCGGCGAGCAGTGACCCGTGGGTCGCCAACCCGCCGAAGGTGCAGTCCACCAGCGCCCTGGGCAGCGTGCTGACCGTGGACCTGCTACAATCCGATTCCGACTTCCACGGTATCCCCGCGATCCCGCAGAGCCCGGAGACCCTGGACTTCTACCAGGACAACGCATCGGGGGACCGGAAGCCCACGACGTACAGCGTAGAGTTCGGGTTCGTAAACCCCACCGCCGACTTCTGCCGGTACTGGTATTTCCTGCACACCGCGAAGCCGCCCTGGCTCCGCGAGTCACAGGCATCGAACACGGTCAGCCTGGGCGAGATGGGATCTTTCGACCTCACCGATTACAACGGCGCGGACGGCTTCTTGATGCAGGCGCGGATCCCGCTGCACTGGCGGGGCATGGACGTGGCCAAGCTGCTGTTCGCGTTCGCCCGCTTCTACTCTGCCGGCGCGGCCACCGCGAAGGACTACCTGGATCGGGAAGCCGCCTTCAACTACAGCATCGGCGTATGGTCGTACCTGCGGCGGCGGCGCATCCAGACCCATCGCGTGGCCGGCGAATCCCTGATGCAGCACTTAAAGCGCCTGACCGGCCAGGCCGGGGCGATGCTCCGCTACGGCGGATACCAGGACGGCGACGACACCGTGCAGCAGCTGGGCCTGGGCGTGCTCGACTGGGACGTGCTGCGCGAGCTGTCAACGGTGATTGATGGCGACTACGGGGAGAGCACTTTCCTGACGGCAGCGCCGACCGTGCGGTGGACCGACCAGTTCATCCTCAACCGCGTGGTCTCGTCCTGGGGATACGGCTGGGTCGATAACGGCACCCCCGAGTACCCCGTGGCGCTCCGGGAGCAGGTGGTCGCGCCGTACCTTGACACCTTCATGGAAGGCCCCGCGAACCAGCACATCGACGTAGACACCGCCAGCGAAGACGCGAAGGGCAGCCGCAGCCTGGAGCGCCAGCAGACCGAAATCCAGGATCTGGAAAGCGCGGACAACATCATGCCGTCCCGTTGGCTGGGTCTGCGCCGCGACATCAGCATCCCGATGGGGCCCGCGCACTGGGACTTCGACGTGGGCGACATCATCCACCTGGCCGCTGCGCGTCACGGCATGGACGGGACCGAGCGGCTGCTGGTCACCAGCAAGACCATCAACTGGACCACCCTGCACGCCCTGGTCCAGGTGCTCCAGATTGACGAGCCTGCGGCCATCGATCCCACGGCCGCGAACCTGAACGACTTCTGCACGCTCTGGCTCCACGCGCAGACCGGGATCACGACCAGCGGAAGCGAGGTCACCGACTGGGCAGACCAGAGCGGCAACGGCAACGACGCGGATCTGCGGGCGCCTGCGACCGGCCCGCTACTCTCCACCGTGGGCAACGGCCTGGCCGGCTACCAGATTCCCGACTTCAACCAGGCCGGGGTCGTGGGCATGAAGGTGTCCGGCACCCTGGCGTCTGAGGTCTACGGCGGGACGACCATCATCGCGGTGGTCCGGATCGACGGCAGCGACCCGGCCACGGGTTGGGTGTTCAGCGCGGACCGTGACTTCGGTGACGCCTGGGCCGTTGGCGTCCGCAACCTGGGCAGCGACCCCGAGCTGGGGCTGGAGTATCAGAACACCAGCTGGTGGTCCAGCACCGACGTGGACCAGGCGCCGCTCATGGACGAGTGGCACATCCTGACCTTCGTCTGGCAGTCGAACAACTTCCTCGAGGGCCAGGCCGCCATCGACATCATGGCCGGCACCGACGCCAGGGGGCTGCCGAAAACCGACCCGGGCCCCACTGGCGACCAGGATCACCAGGCATACGGCATCGGGTATTCGCACTACGACGACGCGGAAAGCCTGGAGGGACGCATCGCCGAGATCCAGGTGTACAACGCTGTTCTGAGGCCGCACCAGATTCGGCAGCTGCACCAGGGCATCCGCGAGCGGTGGCCGGGGGAAGGGCTGTAATGACAGGACGCCCGATCCCCGACCCGTTGCCGCTACCCAACCTCACCGCCCTGCGCCAGCTGGGGCAGGAGCTGGAACAGGACCGCCACTTCCGGCACTTCTTCGAACTGCTGAACGCGCCCTGCATGATCTACCGGGACGGGTTCGTGGCCTTCGTGAATCCAGCCTTCACCGCCATCCTGGGCTGGAAGCCGCAGGACGTGGTGGGGAAACACTGGACCGACCTCGTGGCCGTGCCGCCACCCCACGATGAGCAGGCCGAGAAGTGGCGCCAGGCCGGCGGCCAGGGTGGCCAGATGCACCCCATCGGATACAACACCAAGAGCGGGCACCGGGTCGAGCTTCTCGCCAGCTGGCGAAACGACGAAGCTACCTCTACCAGCTACGGCGTTTTCTTCCCGGTAGAGAGCGGGTCCGGGTGTGGATAGTGGGCAGGGGTGGGATCTTCTCATGCGCACGCTGGAGGAGTTCCGGGTCGCAATACGCGAACTGGACAAGCGCCAGCGCGAGCACGCCGAAGGCGCCGCCGCTGACATGGCGACCATGCGGGCCGAGTTTGAAGCGCACCGCGAGGCCGACCGGCGGGACGCGGAAGCGGCTGGGCGGACCCAGGGCCTGATCTACGGCGGCCTGGTGTCCATCGTGGTCACCGTCATCGGCGGCCTGATCCTGAACGCAAGCTAGGAGGCGTTTCACGTGAAACTACCAGGGCGAGAACTCAAGCGGGTCGCGGCTGTGGTCATCCATCACAGCGCGGTGCGGGATGGCAAGTCCCTGGACTGGGTTGCCATCGAGCGATTCCATACCTCCTGGCGCCGGGGCTCCAGGATCATCACCCCGGCCGAGGCCCGGCGGTTGCTCGAGCAGGGCCACGGGTCCAGGCTGACCCCGCCCTGGGATGCCATTGCGTATCACGGCGGGATCGAGCGGGCCTTCGGCAAGTACGTCGTGCTCCAGGGCCGCCCCGTCTCGCGCAGCGGCGCTCATGCCGCCCCCCAGAACTATCGCACCCTGGGGTTCCTGTTCGTGGGCGACTACGACGAGCGGCGCCCCACCCCGGAGATGATCCGGGCGGCGGTGCGCGGCTGGATCGGCCCGGTGCTGGAGCAGTTCAATCTTGCTCCGGACAAGCTGATCCCGCACAGTGCGATCGCACCGCACAAGACCTGCCCCGGCCGGCAATTTCCGATGGAAGAGCTCCGGCAGGTGGCGCGTGAATACCTTCTGCGAAAGGCAGACCAGTGAGCGGATTCAACTCCACGACCGGGGCCATCGCCCTGGAGACGGGCCAGAGCCTCATCAACGCCCTGACGGGTGAGAAGCTGAGCGACCTGCTGACCGAGCAGGGCGAGCCGAAGCTGCGGGCCGCAGGCGACGCGGCCGGCGAGATCCAGGAAGTGTTCTACACCGCTGCCGATGCGGTGTCGGACGGCCGCCTGTCCTGGGATGAAATCTTCGGCGAGGGCGGCATCATCGACCAGGCGGACGACGTGCCTGGCGCCCTGGCCAAGATCAAGGACGCGGGCCCCCAGGCGGGCGAATAGCATGGGGTTCCTTAAGCGCGGCTGGAAGTCGATGGCGTCCGGCGCGGGCATGGCCGTGATCGGCATGGCCACCGGCGCGGGGCCCCTGGTGACGCTGGGGCTCCAGAACCTCGTGGCCGGCGCTGTCAAGGCCGAGAGCAAGGTCCGGGGGTCCACGGCCTACCGGAAGGCCAGCCCGCTCTCCAGCGCCGCTGTCGCCGCCGGTGCGGCCCTGTCCGGGATGCCCACGGCCGGGACTACCCTGGTGGCGCAGGGCGAGGTGTCGGGCGCCCTGGGCCTGGGCCTGGGCCTGCTGACGGACGTTCTGCTGGCATCGGGTGCCCAGCGTACCGCGAAGTCCGTCTTGCCCCAGCGAGGGTGACCGAGTACCCTTCCGGGAGTGGATAGGCGCTTGCGCCCGTCTTCCTGTGCAGCAGCCCCGGGGGTCCGCCTCCGGGGCTGTTTTCGTGCTGGCCACCCCCTAGCGTAGCGGCTACGCTACGGGCGTCACCTGGGCACGAGGCCCAGGGCGACCCCACCGCACGGGAGGACGCCAATGACCACAACCGCTCACAATCACGGGATCACCAGGCTGACCCGGGCGCAGGCCGACGCGCTCGAGGAACCTGGAGTGCCGCATGATGTCGCCTTCTGCAATCACGGCCGCCGGTGCCTGGAGTTCAACGGCATCAGGCCGGGCCGGACCAAGTGGTTCGCCAGCCTGGACTACCAGGCCAGAATCGGGAGTGACCGGAAGACCGTCACTCGCCAGCTGCGGCTCTGCGGAACCTGCGGCCAGCGATTCCACGACCGGCTGGGGGCTGACTCATGAAGCGCCCCTTCAGCCCCGGGGATCGGGTCCAGTATCACAACCACAAGGACAAGGCCCCGGCGCCGATCTTTGCCGAGGTCGTGTTCGCCTTCAGGCGGCGCGGCGAGTTGTGGCTGCTGGTGAACAAATCGGACGCGCACGGGCCGATGTGCCCCACCCGAGCAGACCGCTGGGTCCATGCCGAGGATCACGCGCAACTGTCGTTCTTCACGCACAAGTTGGTCAGGCACAGCGATAGCGTCCCGGCCCGGCCGCTGGCCGTCGAGGGCGAGCGGCACAGCCGCGATCTCTGGGGCGACGTGGTCGATCTGGAAAGCGCAGACGAGCGGCTGCGGGAATCGGCCGCCCGCTTCCGCGACCTGCCGAACGGCCGCCACGACCGGCGCCCGCTATGCCCGGACTGCGGCGCCAGGAAGGCCGCCGTGGGGCATGACATCTGTCGCCAGTGCCTGGACGGTGAGGCATGATGCGCACGCCACAAGCCCCGCGCTGCCCGAGTCCCTGGAGACGCTATGCCCAACTTCGACTGTCCCGGGTGGACCCCGCTGGACATCATCAACGCCCTGAACAGCCTGGCCGTGGGGGGCAAGATCGTGGGGGCGGCGGTGGTGACCACTGGCCTGCTCAAGTTCGGCATCGCGCCGGTGCTGTCAGCCTGGCGGAAGCGCAGCTGATCGACCTGCCGGACCCCATCGATGACAACGAAACCGCAGAGCAGTACCGCTACCGCGTGGAGTTGTGGGCCCTGTACCGCCGCGCCCAGGCGAACGCTACCCCGTCCCCGATCATGGCCCTGGTGCGCAGGGCCTGGAGGTGCATCGCATGGAAGCGATCCTGACCGCCACCGCCCTGGACCACGAACGCGCCGGCGGGCCGATCCCCTGGTGCGACTGCGAACGCTGCCGCTCGCAGCTCCAGCTGTTCGACCTGTCCCGCCTGGACACCGGCGGAATGCGCAAGACCATGACCCACGCCGAGCGGTTCGCCGAGTTCGACCGACGCAACCCGCAGGTGTACACCCTGATCCTCCAGCTGGTGGACGGGCTCCTGGACATCGGGGTGCAGCGGTTCGGCCTGCGCATGGTCTGGGAGCGCCTGCGCTGGATGCACGTTTTCGTCACTAAGGGCGAGGACAAGTGGAAGATGAACGATCACTACGTCCCGTATTACGCCCGGAAGCTCCTGGCCGACCGGCCCCAGCTGGAAGGGGTCATGGAAACCCGCAAGCTCAGGAACGGCGCGTGATTTCGTGAGTTATGAACACGGGTTGGGGATAGGCCGGGGATTGCAGGGGATAAGGCTGAATGGGAGTCCTGTCTGTCCCCAGCTTTCCCCGGCCTTCCCCACGTTGTCCACAGCCCGAATCTGGCGTAACCGCTTGCGGTGCCATGAAGATGCGGAGGTTGTCCCCATCACAGGTACGCCTCTACTACTGCTAGAGTTAAACTTAAATCCAGAAGAAGAGGGAGAGCAGCTGTGGATTTGACGTTCTGGGGCCTGGTGATTCTGACCGTGATCGGGTGGGCGCTTGCCGGCTGGTTCTGGATCGGCCTGAAGTGGGAGGAGTCGCGGCGGCGCGTCGAGGTTGGGACTCTCCAGGCGCAGCTGCGCGTGATACGTTCCGGCGAGACGGACGCACCGCAGCCCGGGGAAGGCTTCAGACCATGACCGCAGAGATTCACCTGGTGACCGACTACAGCGCCCCGCACCTGATGATCGTGGCAGACAAGGCCGCCAAGAAGGCGCGGGCCTCGCGCTGGTTCCTGACACCGGAACCGCTGTACATCGCGAACAAGGCCAACGTCAGCAACCGCGCCCGCTTCCGGCGGGGATCGAAGGAGTGGCAGAGAATCCAGGCGTTTGAAATGTCCATCGCCATCGCGGCCGAGCGAGCCCTGGCCGCGCATCACGTTGCCGGCGGCGAACGCTGGCGCCGTGACGTGGCCTACTGGTGCAAGGTTGACCTCATCTTCGGCAAGCGGACCAGCACGCGCAGGGCGACATCCAAGAGGCGCGGTGGCCCAGTGGTCCAGACATCAGAGCGGCGGTGCGAATCCTTTGGCGTGGACAGCATCAAGTCCGTGCTCGACGCATTGCAGCCCGTACTGCTCGACCGCGATGAGCAGATTTGCGACACCCGCATTTCGAAGGGGTACTATCCCCCCGAGGCCGCGCCCGAGGGCGACACCGTGCGCATCGCGATGTACCCGAGCACCTGGGGGATCGACCCGTGAGCCGTGGCCCTACCTTCACGCCCCACCAGGCCGATGCGCAGAAGTGCGGCCGGTGCTTCGCAGGGCAGGGGATGCACATCCCGCGCTGTCCGGAGTGCGAACGGATCGTGCCGCTGCACCTGACCAACGGCCGCCGATACTACTGCCCCAGCTGTCACGAGCAGCAGCGGGGCGCGGACAGGCGGTGTGACCTGCCGGCCTACCTGGAGGCCCTGGTGCCAGGAGAACAGACTTCCAATTGCCGCCGCTGTCGCCAGCCGATCATCTGGCGACATACCCCTGGTGGCAAATCTCACCCCGTAGACCTCGAGGGCGGGTCGCACTTCGCGTCCTGCCGAACCAGAAAGCGGCGATAATGAACGGCAGAAAAGCGAAGCAGCTGCGGGCCGCCGCCCGCCTGGCCTGTGATCCGTCCCTGATCGAGAAGGGGGTCCACCGGATCCTCTACCGGGTGCCCGTGTACTACCATCGAACCGGCAGCTTCCTGTCGCGCCGCCGGGTCAGCCTGCACGAAGGTGTCCGGCTGCGCAGGAAGGGCGAGAAGGTCGAAGCGAAGAGCATGGACGTGGAGACGCTGCGCTATCCGGCCGGACACTGGCGCCGGATCTACCAGGATTCGAAGCGGGAGCGACGCTGATGGGCCACCGACTACCGCCCAGGAAAGGGCACCACGACCCCAGCTCGCTGGAGGTCGCTGCGCAGCTGGCGGAAGCTGGCGCCAGGACGTTCAAGGAACTGGGCGAGTTCTTCCACCGGATGATCCAGCCCGCCCGCACGGTGAGCGAGGAACTGGACCAGCTGATCCAGGACGTGGAAGGGGACAACCGTGGGCGCTGACGTGAAACGCCGCCTGGCGCGGAAGATCCAGATGTGGACGCTGGACAAGCTCCAACCCTACGACCGCAACCCGATGCAGCACCCTGACGACCAGGTGGCAGACATCGCCCGCAGCATCGAGAAGTGGGGATTCAATAACCCGATCCTAGTGGGCGAAGACGGCTCCATAATCGCGGGCCACGGCCGGCTGATGGCCGCGCAGCAGCTGGAAATGGAGAAGGTTCCGGTCATCGTGCTGGAACACCTGAGCGCGAACGAGCGGCGGGCCTACCTGCTGGCCGACAACGAGCTGGCCAGGCGGGGCAGCTGGGATCACGAGCTACTGGCCATCGAGGTCGGCGAGCTGGCCCAGCTGCCGGACATCGACATCACGGCACTGGGCTTCACGGAAGAAGCTCTGGGCGGCCTTGTCACGGCCGCCGGGGACTTGGCCTTCCTGGGAGACGGCAACGGCTCCGGGGCGGGCTCAGGCGGCGAGGACGGGGACCAGGGCACCGGCGGCGGGCCGGGTGCGACATCGGAGCTGGTCACCCTCGTGCTGACGATGAGCCGCGACGAGCGCCAGGCGGTGCTGAACGCGGTGCAGCTGGCCCGCAAAATCGAGATGGTCGATGGCGCTGACTCTCAAGGCACCGCCGTCGCCCTGCTCTGCGAACAGTTCATGGAAAGGAACCAGGCATGACCCTGCTTCACACTCCTGCGCCGGCCGAGGGCCGCGTGGAACTCGACCCCGCCCTGGGCTTTGTTGAACCGGCCCAGCGCATCCTGGACAACTTCGGCGCCAAGTTCTTCCCGCCTGGCGAGAAGGCGATCTACGACGCCGACCCCGACAACCTCTACCAGTTCACGGCCTATCACGGGAATCACACCCTGGAGCTCTCCACCTGGCAGTCGCTCTGCGTCCTGGACGAGGCCGGCGAGTGGGCCAACTGGCACAGTGGTCCGGGCAAGCGGCGGACCCAGCGGTTCGGCGTCCTGATGGAAGGCTACCGCCCGCCATCGCGAGCGGTGCAGATCGCAGGCCAGGGCACGACCCTGCCCTACGTCAACGGCTGTTCAACTCAGCAGCTGTTCCCGCCGGTGCGCCTGGGCGACCCGACGCTCCAGTACCTGCGGATTCCTGCGGGCAGCGAGGAGCAGGCGCATCACATCCACAGCACCGTGCGCGTGGTCCACATCCTGGAGGGGCACGGCACCTGCATCGTGGGCATGGAAGGGAACCAGGTCGCCGTGCGGCTGGTGCCTGGAACGACGCTGATCCTGGAGCCGATGTGCCCGCACCACTTCGACACCATCGGGCAGAACCAGCCGCTGGTCTGCATCCCGTTCCACGTCTTCAGCAGCAGCGGCGCGGCTGAGTTCAATCACCCCATGTTCAACGGCACCTACCTGATGAATCAGGGGGCCTGATTTGCTGGGGACGAAGCACAGCGTCACCGATGACGATTGGAGGGAGGCCCTGGAAACCGGGGCCGCCCTTCTGCCGTCGCACGTCCTGGATCAACACATCATCCAGGCGGTGCACCGGGTTCGCGCTGCGATCTACTTCCTGAAGATCACACCGGCCGACGTGCTGGTGGCCTGGTCCGGCGGCAAGGACAGCATCGCGGCCTACTGGATCGCGCAGCAGGCCGACGTCACCGCCGGAGTCCAGTGCATGACCAGCGACTCCCTGGAGTTCGCGGAGTCCCTGCGCTGGTATGACCAGGTGCGCCCCCGTGATGTGTTCGTGGAGCGCAGCCTGATCGATGCGGTGTACCTGGCCGAGCGCCCGGGGATGCTGTTCCCGGAGGACGACGACTGCCCTGCAGACGTGCGGCGTTACTCCAATCAGCTCTGGAATACTTGGCTGAACTGGAAGCCGCAGGAGCGGGCCTACCTGAACAGCGGGTGCAAGCTGATGATCTTCGGCCGGCGCACCATCGACGGTAACAACGCACCGGCCGGGCCGAAGTCCACCAGGCGAGACCGCATGATGATCCTGAACCCGCTGCACGACTGGCCGCACGAGGCGGTCATCGCGCTCTGCGCCCGCGAGGGTCTGCCCTGGCACCCGAGCTACGGCTACCATGCAGGCTTCAACACCGGCCCCAGGCCGTGGGCCAGGACGAGCGTGCAGCAGATCCGCGAGCGGGAACCCGAAATCCTGGAGACGCACAAGTGGGCGCTCGAGGCCAGGGGGCGCCGTGGTCTACCGTAAGAAAGTGATCGACGCCGACGTCCTGGAGCTGGCCCGCGAGCGCATAGATCGGGCCTACGATCTGCACGACCACATCGCCGTGGCCTTCAGCGGGGGCAAGGACAGTACCGCCCTGCTGAACCTGGTGCTGGAGGTCGCCGAGCTGCGGGACGCCCTGCCGGTGCACGCCTTCTTCTGGGATGAAGAGGCGATCCACCCCGAGACCATCGAGTACATGACCCGGGTCGCCCAGGATCCCCGCGTGCGCCTGGACTGGTATTGCGTCCCGATCAAGCATCGGAACGCCTGCTCCCGCACGTCGCCCTGGTGGCACCCCTGGGCCCCGGAGGACGAGGCCAAGTGGTGCAGGCCGCTGCCGCCCGAGGCGCTGACTCAGCTGCCCGGTGCGGGCTTCGCTCGCCAGCCTGCCCCGGAGTGCAACGGCTACGCCCTGCCCCGTGACCTGGGCACCGTGGGCGTGATGCTGGGGCTCAGGGCCAGCGAGTCCCTGAACCGATACCGAGCGGTCGCCGGCAAGATCGAAGACAACTTCATCGGCCGGGACGCTCACGCCCGGCACGTCAACCTGGTGAAGCCGATCTACGACTGGACCGACGCGGACATCTGGACCGCGCCCCAGCTGTTCGGCTGGGACTACAATCGCGCTTATGACGTGATGCGGGCCGCCGGGATCGACGTGGCAGACCAGCGGGTCTGTCCGCCGTATGGCGAGGAGCCGCTGCGAGGTCTGTGGCAGTACGCTGTCTGCTGGCCTGACCTCTGGGATCGCATGGTCCAGCGGGTGCCCGGCGCGGCCACCGCCGCCAGGTACTCGACCAGCGAGCTATACGGGTTCGGCCTCAACCTTGCCGGCTGGGATCCCGACCGCGATCCGCACCAGCAGATCCAGGACGCCATCGCGCTCTGGCCAGAGGATCAACAGGCCGGACTGCGGGACCGCATCAAGACCGAGATCGGAAACCACTACAGCAAGAGCGGCGAGAAGATCCCGATGGAGAAGCCGGGCGCCACCGGCGTGACCTGGAAGTACCTCTACAAGCTCTGCCTCCGTGGGGACATGAAGGGCCGCCGGACGCCAACCTACAATCGCGATGCCCAGGACAAAGGACGGTACTGATGCCGCGCACCGACCAACCACTCGCCGCCGTGCACTGGGTCGATCCCGCCCTGCTGACCGCGAACGATTACAACCCGAACCAGGTATTCAAACCGGAGCTGGATCTGCTGCGCCTGTCTTTGCTCGAGGACGGGTGGACCCAGCCAATCGTCGCGACGATGGACAACGTGATCGTGGACGGCTTCCATCGCTGGACACTGGCGAGCAATGATGATGAAGTGAGGGCCCTGGGCGACGGCTGTGTCCCTGTGGTATTCGTGAGCAAGGACCGCGATGAACGCATCATGTCTACCGTTCGACACAACCGCGCCCGGGGTCAGCACGCGATCATGCGGATGGCTTCACTGGTGATCGAGTTGGCCGACACCCTGGACCACGAAGAACTGGGCAAGCGCCTGGGCATGGAACAGGAAGAGATCGACCGACTGCTGCACGCGCATCGCCCCAGCACCGACACGAACACCGCCGGCGAGTTCGGCAAGGGATGGGTTCCTGACGGCGACTGAGTCGCGCCGTCCAGGATGGGCTCCGGGGGTGCGGGTACTCCCCCGGGCCCGGCCGGGCGGGTGGGGCATGGTAGCCCGCCCGGCATCAACCTACCGCGAACCCACCGATTCGGGGCCCCTTCCGGGGGGCCCCGCTTTTCTTCATGTTCGGGGGTTGTGCGCGTACCGTATTAGTGTACGTTAGGGGGGCGCCAGGGGAAGGGCCCCAGGCAACACCAGCACGGGAGAGAGACGATGAACTGGACGACCGCCGAAGCCATCACGATCCTTCGCAGCACGACCAAGAGCCTGAAGGCTGGCAACCGCTGCGACCTGCATGACGCCGACCTGGCCCTGGCCCAGCTGTGCAAGCTGCCCGCCGTGAGCCACAGCGCGACTATCGTCAGCAAGTCCGTGACTTCCTACAAGCTCGCCCGCGCCGCCGCGACCAACCGCTAGACCCAGCACAGGAGACGAAACAATGACCACCGCCATCATCAACAGCAACGACCCGAGCAACACGATCACCGTCACCATCGCGACCAACGGTTACCGCTTCAAGGCTGCCGGCGACGTGGCCCAGGCTGTGCTGGGCACGGTCTGCGCGACCGGCGACGGCCTGGGCGCTCGCTACTCCAGCTTCTCGACCGACTGCACCGAGCGCGGCCGGGATGTTCTGAACGAGGTGTACGCGATCCACGACCTCCAGGACGCGCCGGTGCAGATCGACATCAAGCGCCTGGCCGATGGCGACACCCCCGACCCCGCGAGCATGAACGCGGGCGACATCAGCGACGAGCTTGAGCACCTGAACTGGATCATCGACCAGACCACCGACCACTACTATCTGGCCGCCGCCGAAGAGCGCCGGGCCGACGCCCTGGATCGGAAGGCCGTCCTGGTGCTGGAGCTTTCGCGCCGCACCGCTCGCACGGACACGGTTGTGGATGTCAGCGACCTGGGTCCGCTCACCGGCCACGCCCTGGTCCGCGAGTGCTGCCGCATCGCCGGCCGCCTGGAGAACTCTGCCCAGGCCGACAACTGGAGCCCGGCCCTGCTGAAGTCGCACCTCACGCGCCGGATGAAGTTCAGCCGCAGCCTTCAGACTCGCGACCAGCTGGTGGACGAGATCCGCCTGCACCGCTCGCTCAGTGACCGCGCGGTCGAGGGGCACGTCCAGGGGACCAGCCGCGTGACCGTGCACTGCGCTCTCTATGCCGCGCTCCGCGTCGCCATCGAGCGGTGCGCCTATGACGAGGTTCCCGCCAGCGGCCGGGACTAGACAGCCGATCAGGGCCCGGGGGATTCGCTCCCGGGCCGACCGCCTGCACAGGAGGACAAGACAATGGCAGACCAAGACCGCATGAGCATGAGCGCCAGGGCGCACCAGCTCGAGCAGCAGGAGGCCACACCGGCCGCCGTGATCCAGGACCAGCTGCGCCAGGTCATCATCGACCACGAGTTCATCGCCGTGGGCCCGCTCTGCTGGGGACGTGGCAAGACCCGCCAGGAGGCGATCCGGAACATGAGGGCGAACTGGAGCCCCAGCGTCAGCGGCCAGAAGCGGCCTTCGGTCGCCGCTTGCCTGGACCACCTGGACGTGCACATCCACGCCGTCCCGCTGCCGTCCGACCCTGACGTCCTGGGCTGCTGGGTCAGCGGGCTCGACGGGGCGATTCACTGGGACACCGCGCACCTGGACCACGACCCCCAGCCTTGCCAGCTGTGCACCGTCGCGAGCTTCCGGGGGTAGCCCGGGCCCGGCCGGGCGGGGGTTCTGTGCTGGGGCCCCCGCCCAGGCCGACAACGCACTGCCCCGGAGAGTAGCCGAACCGGGCAGGAAGGGGGCCTTTCGGGGCCCCCTTCGTTTTCTTCAGGTTTTCTCGTCCCGGAGGGTTGTGCGCGTACCATATTAGTGTACGTTTACGGGGCGCCAGGGGAAGGGCCCCAGGCCGACACCAGCACAGGAGACGAGACAATGACCACCGCGAACCTGACCAGCCTGAACGAAGCCGCCAAGAACCTGCCCGCCAAGAGCGCCGCCGTGCTCGCCGCCATCGCTGACGGACTCTACGAGCCGCACTTCACCGACGTGGGCGACACCGACCTGTACGGCGCGGCCGGCGGCCCTACCAGCCTGGGCGGCTGCATCGCCCGGCTGCGCGAGGATGGCCTGGTCCGCGTCGAGCACACCGAGATCAACGGCACGCCGACCACCTTCTACTCCATGCCGCAGAACGACTACGATAGCGTGGACTACACTCAGCTGCGCCTGGCCGCCCGTGGCCAGCTGGCCACCGACCCGAAGCCCACCGCCGAAGACGGGATCCGTGACCAGGCGGCGCACCAGCTGGCCCAGCTTGAGAAGCTGCTCACGATCATGGCCGACCACGCCGACGAGTTGCGCGAGAGCGTCCTGGATGCGGACTACGGCGTGACCCAGCAGGACGCCCGGATCTACGGGAAGCACGCCAGCGACATGATCGAGTACATCAACATCTTCCGGAGCCAGCGCGACCTGCTGACCGAACTCTAGGCCGACGACCGACAGGCCCGGGGGATTCGCTCCCGGGCCGACCACCTGCACAGGAGACGAGACCATGACCAGCAAGATCAATGACCGCACCGCCGTTGCCGCCGAGACGATCCGCGACCAGCTGCGGGCCCGCTTCGACATCAAGCCGCGCCAGGTGAGCGTGCGCATCCACCGCTACTCGATGGGGAGCAGCATCAACGTGACCGTGAAGGATCCCGACCTGGACCTGGCACCGATCCGCGAGATCGCGGAAGGGCAGCAGCAGGTGCGCCGGTGTGAGATCACGCACGACATCCTGAGCGGCGGTAACCTGTTCATCAACGCGCACTACTCGATGGACGCCCTGGACACCCGCCGCGAGCGCCTGCGGGCCCCGGTGGAGTCGGCCATCGCGAAGAGCCGCGAGGCTGGCGACGACGCGATGCGCCCGGTTGAGGGCACCAGCATCAAGGGCCTGTTCGCCGGCTGGGATGGACGGTCCCGCCAGTACATGGCGACCACGGAAGCGGACAACCACGTCCGCGACTCGCACGACGTTGACGGGCTGCTGCACCAGCTGGCCCACGTCAGCGCCTGACCGCCCCACGATGGCCCGGGGGATTCGCCCCCGGGCCGACCACCTGCACAGGAGACGAGACCATGACGAGCAAGAGCAACGGCACCGGCGGACGCAAGGACAAGACAGTGGGCGGGAAGTTCACGCACTGGATGGTCCCCAGGAAGCTGGACCAGCAGTGGATGCGGACCAAGCTGCGCCGCAGTGGATGCGGCACGATCACCCGCACGGCCGGCGACCGCGCGGACTGGGCGATCCGGATGGGGACGTGGATCGGCGGCACGCACCTGGGCGACATCCGCGAGCAGGTCACCTGCTCCAAGTGCCTGTCCATCGCTGAGCGCACCATCGCCGCCCTGGTGCCCGCCCAGGAGACGCCCGGCAAGGCCAGGGCGAAGCAGGCCGAAGCCCGGGAGCGGGCCTACCAGGCCGGCGCAGGGCAGCGAGCCGACACCCCCGCCACACCGCCGGAGATCCGCGAGGGCATGACGGTACGGTGCCAGGACTTCGACCGCGTCGGCACCGGCCGCCCTGACTGCTGGATCGAGGGCACCGTACTGGCCCTGCACGGCGAGGCCAATACCATGACCGTGCTCTGTGACCTGGACTGCTGGGAAGGCGAGGAGCGCCCGCTGAGCCCGCGAGTGGGCGTGCAGTATGTCATCCACCTGCCCGGCACCATCGTGCGGGACTGGCCGGGCCGCATCACCGTGATCCGGGAGGCAAACTGATGGCGAACACGAAGGGCAAGCGCCCCAACCTGGTGGTCATCCACCAGGCGATGATCGACCTGGACATCGGGCCGACCGAACTGGCCCGCCGCCTGGGCCTTGCCGGCCGCTCGAGCGTGACCAACGCGATGAGAGCTCCAGGCTGGTCGCGTGACCGGGCCCGGCGCTGGGCCAGGGTGCTGAAGGTCAAGGTGGACGACATCCTGCTGGAAGGTTAGGCTGCTGGCGCTTGCTTGCCGAGCAGTCGCAGAGTCGGGGGTCGGGCAGCATAGCCCGGCCCCCTTCCCCGTCCCCGGAGGACTGATGGCTGGCCCTGGAACTGTTCGCGTAGACCTGCGCCTGGAGCTGGTGACTGTTGAGGAACTGGGGCCCCAGGACGGCCCGCTCGACGGCGGCGCCCTGGGCAGACACATGGAATCGAACTACGGAAGATCCCTCACAGAGCACGCCCGCATCCTGGGCATCGCCGCCAAGACCTACCGGGGCCTTCGCAACGAGGACCACGGGGTCACGCTCCAGGTGTATCACCGCATGATGGCCCGCCTGGGCTTGCCGTTCGGCTCGTTCATCCGGGGCCTGTCAGTGGTCCTGCCCCGTGCGCCGATAGGGGAAGAATCCCCGCGACAGTAGCGGCCCGCGAGCGCACCCTGCCGCCGTATCAGGAGCAGGTCCATCCAGGAGGAAATCCGAATGTCGCTCGCGACCAGAGGCGTAGTCACCGACCCCCGTCCCCACATCGCGGTGCGCCTGGATGACGGCAGCATCGACCAGGTGTCAGACCTGAAGTGGTTCAGGCACTACCGAATCCCCTGCACGATGGTGCTCAACTTCAACAGCCTGCGCACTTCGGGCGAGGCGCACCCGTCGAAGGTGGCGTACACGAACCGGATGCTGCGCACGCAAGTCCGTGACGCGGTCCGGCAGCACAAGGCCCTGGGCATCCCCATCGAGGCCGCGCAGCACTCCAATAGCAACTGGACCGGCTACGGCGACGCCATGACCTACCAGGAGATCCTCGACGAGGTCGATCCCACGGAAATGATGGCCTACCTGGACGTGGAGTGCCCGACCTACGTTCAGCCCGGTGATGCGGGCGTGAACGACTGGTGCAAGGCCAACCGCGAGCAGATCGTCAAGGCCCTGCGCGAGCACGGCATCCAGTACGCCTTCGGCCTGGTGCCTGCTTCTGCCGACCGCACCCTGGGCGCCAACGGGATCGTCAACGCGACCACCGAGGCGCTGAACCTGATGTGGGCCACCGAGAACAGCGACGGCGTGGTGTTTCAGAACGGCTTCGGCCAGCGGCCTGGGCTCTGCAATGACCCGCACGCCTTCGGCGATGCGTACACCATCGACCTGGGCTCTGTGGTGGTCACCAGGGGCGACCGCACCGATCCGACCGCCGTGGACCCGCTGAGCGGGGCCGAGCCCTGGCACCTGGGTCTGGACAACGGCCTGGGGAGTGCTGACGGTGACTTCGACGCCGACGTGGACCGCACCTGGACCTGGCGCTACATGAGAATGCTCGCGATGGGCCTGTCCGGCATGGTCGCGATGCACGGCGAGCGCAGGACCAATGACCAGAACGTGACGCTGACCACCAGCGGCACGAAGAAGTACCCTGACCACTTCTCCGTGCGCCACGTCCTGGCGACGCTGCGGGCGCTCGAGGACGCCGGCTTCATCAAGCTGTGCCTGGGCTCTGAGCTGGGACAGCACCTCTACAGCGACTATGCCCCGGGGACTGAGCTTCTGCAGAACCCGCAGACCAAGATCCCGCACCGCGAGATCAACGACATGGCCGTGGGCGACCTTCCCTATCCGGCCGGCATGACCAGCGCGATCGCTGGCCAGAACGCCCGGACGCTGGGCTCCACGATCTTCATTCGGCACACCGCCGACGATGCGAACGGCATCATCACCACCCCGACCCCCGTGGCCGACAGCCTGGGCCCAGGCGTGACCGGGGTGCGCGGCAAGACCGGCGGCTGGGGGATGCGCACCGGCGTCAGCAACGACCAGTACCTGGAAACGTACATGGGGTTCTGTGGCCTTCCGCACGGGCACTACCGGCTCGTGTTCGACCTGAACCACGAGGACGGCGCCCTGCGCTTGGCGAAGATGATGGCCGTGGGCGAGCGGTACGCGCTCGACGTGCATGACTTTCTGAACCTGCAGACGGGAGTGCAGGGCCACGTCTACCAGAACCAGACCCCGTTCGCGCACTTCGACGGGGTGCAGTCCAACCCGCAGGATGGGAAGCCCGGCACGTTCGAGTTCCCCTTCTATCTGCCGAAGGAGGCGCTGGCCGAGCTTACGGGCAAGGTAGCGTCCTGGGCTATGGGCACCCTGGCCAACGGGGCCAGCGACACGCAAGTGGTCGCCGTGACCGGGGCGAGCAGCGGCCTGGGCCAGTCCATCATCTGCCGCTACGAAGAGGATCTGAAGGGCTGCACGATCAGCGGTGAGATCACCGGCGAGGACGAGGTCACCGTCACCGTCACGAACAACACCGGCGCCGGACAGACCATCACGACCGGCGACCTCTACGTTGCCGTACCCTTGCCGGCCCACGGATACAACCGGGCCGAGCGCCTGACCGCCCTGGGCCCGTGGGTCTACCAGGCCCAGTTCAGGTTCGCGAAGGACGGCACGAGCGAGGCCCTGTTCAGCGACGTGCGGCTCTACTACGACGGCGCCTAGCCTGGGCGATGCCCAGGCGGGCCCAGGCCGCGCCCGGCTCCGCGAGGCAGCGCCTGGGCCGTCCTACCCCCCCCCCCCCCCCCCCCCCCTCCCCCGCCCCCCCCCCACGAAAGGGCTCCTCCCTGTTCTTACGCGTCCCCAAGGAGAACGACCCGCCCGCCCGCACCGACCGCACGGACCCTCCGAAAAAGTTCTCGCGGGCGAACAGGG